TGTACCGGGTCTACAAGTCCGAGGAGGCCAAGCGGGCGGGCACGGCCAACCCCGCCGGCGGCCGGCGCAAGGCGCACATCAATGGCAACCTCGACGAGCTGTGGTCGATCATCACCCCGCGGTTCTCCACCCAGCCGTTCCACCTCGCCTTCACTGAGCTCAAGGGCGCCAGGAGCCTGCGAGCCTTTGCGATGAAGTGCGGCATCGACTTCCGCAGCCTGAGCCGCCTCGTGCAGTCCAGCGCAGGCACCCTAAAGGGCCGTCAGTGCCCTCTGACCCGCTACGACCTCGAGCGGATCGCCAAGGCCGCGGGAGTGCATCCAGCGTTCTTCGTGGAGTGGCGGCTACTGGTTGTGCAGGATCTGGTCACCGAGGTGTTCGCTAATCAGCCCAACCTGTCGATCTCCATGCTTCGCAATCTATCCCGCTAAAGAGGAGTGAGATGTCCAGAGAGTCAGATGAGCAGAGGTACCTCGACGCCTGCCATGCGATGCAGACCGGGGTGAAGTACGAGATGGAGAAGGACCTACTTCGAGGGGTAGAGCCTCACGCCACCACTCCCAAGCATCTGCGGGTCGGGGTCAACTCCGCGCTGGTCTCTCATGGGGCTCTGGTGAAGCTGCTGGTCGAGTACGGCGTGTTGAATGAGGACGACTACATCAAGAGCCAGGCTGACGCCATGGAGGCTGAGGTGGCGCTCTATGAGGAGCGGGCGAACCGCGGGAACGCTGGGCCGGTCCTGCACTTCGGCTGATGGACCGCTGCGACCTGTCTGACCTCCCTGTGGATCAGTGTGCCTGCCGGATCCATGCACCTACTGAGCCACCAACCCTGAGTCAGCGGATTGATGGCAGGATCCTGGCGACGTTCTTCGCTCGATATGACGGCCGATGTGAATCCTGCGACCGGTCGTTCGTCTCCGGCGAGCGGATCTGCAGCATCGAGCATCTCGGTTACGTCCATGAGGACTGTGCTGTCCGATAGATCTCTCATGGCTGGGCCGACCGTGGGGTATGGGAATCACAAGCGATCGCAACGACCCCGGGTTGAGCAACATAGGCCCAGACGGGATGCAGGAGACCTACCTCGTGCTGAGCGAGGAGGAGAGGGCCAAGGGCTTCGTCCGGCCGGTGCGGACCAAGTACATACATACGAGATGCGGCGTCGTCACGACGATGGGCATCGCCCTTTCGGAGACCTACGCGAGAGACCCCAAGTTCTACGGCGCCACCTACTGCGTCGCCTGCCGTCAGCACTTCCCGGTGGGAGCTGACGGGGAGTTCGTCTGGGACGTTCCACGCAAGGAAACGCCCCTCGGCCACGTCGACAAGGTGGGCACCTGACCGGCCTACTAACGCCCGTTGTTACGTCGTGTCCATCGGAAAGGTCTCATGCCAGCGATTCTCGCTCTCGACGAGGAGGAGCACTATCTCGCTGCGCTGATGGACGACCCGAGCGGGATCGACCTCGCGGAGGCGTTCTGGACCGATGACACTCCAGGCCGGGCACATCGCAGGTACCGACTGTGGGACTTCCAGTACGCGCTGTACTGGAATGAGGCCACCTTCCAGGCGGACAAGATGGCACGCAGCCTAGGCAAGACGGCCGGGATCATCATGCGGGCCTGCGCGTTCCCGCTCAGCTTCCCCGGCCAAGAGATGCTCATCACCGCTCCAGAGCTCAATCACCTCAGTCCTGTCGTGGACAAGGTCGAGGAGAAGATCAAGGCGATTCGCCTTCTGCGTGAGATGCTCCCCAACATCAAGGGTGGGGGTATTCGACATCAGCCGCAGTTCCAGGCCTCGTTCGTCAATGGGTCTCGAATCATGGGCCGGCTACCGCAGCGAACTGGGGTTGGGGTCAAGGGATCTCACCCCTTGGTGTTGGAGCAAGACGAGTCGCAGGACTACCCGGGCCCCGGCTGGATCGAGCTCATCGAGACGATGAAGCATGGCATCCCTGGGGCCCAGTGGCGGGCCCACGGGGTCTCCAATGGTGTGCGTGATACCTACCACCGGATTACCTCCGGCGAGTCCAGTGGCGAGTCAGACATGCCGTTCTACGTCCACCAGTATCCGGCGATGTATCGCCCGACATGGAGTGACGTAGAGCGCAAGCAGAAGATCTCCATCTACGGTGGCAGCCGCGACAATCCTGACTACAAGCGGAACATCTACGGTGAGGCCGGCAGCGTCTCTGACAAGGTGTTCGTGCTGGCCCGCCTGATGGCCTGCGTGCGCATCAATGAGTCCAGCTGGGCTACCGACTACAACGAGAACGTCTATGCCTGCATCAAGATCGAGGGGGAGTCGCTCGAGGGTCGCCCTATCGAGAGCCTCATCAACCTGCCGGCCAGCCATTTGCACAAGTCGTACTCCTCGTATTGGGCGGGGATGGACCTAGGTTTCACCAATGACCCGTCCGAGTTGCTGGTGTTCGGGGTCATCCGGCAGAAGCGAGGTGGCGAGGAGGTCGACGTGCTGCGTCTGCTGGCGCGCATTCATCTGATGCGCGTCAGTGCCGTTGACCAGGAGAAGGTCATCGCTAAGGTCTTCGACTTCTACGGCCTACGCCTGCGTGCTTTGAGTATGGACAAGAGCGGGAACGGGCTGCCGGTCTGGCAGCACATGGACAAGGATCCAACCCATGCGAAGATCCGTGACCGCATCAAGGGGTATGGCTTCAGTGAGAAGAAGGCTGTCGAGTTCGACGACCGGCCGCTGGTGGGCAAGGAGACGCCAGAGGACGCGGTCATCGAGAAGAACATCATCGAGTTCGCCACGGACAAGCTGCGCGAGTTCGTCGACGCTGGTGAGGTCGAGCTGCCGTATGACAAGGACCTGCTGACCGAGTTCCAGGGCCAGGTCGTCGTCTACAGCCGGGAGTCCAACGGCTCTGGCGGTCGGCGCAAGCGCTACGGCGGTGGGTCCTTCCACACGCTGGATGCTGCAAAGGTCATGATTCTGGGCAAGGAACTTGAGGCCATTGAGCTCGCGCTGGCTCCGAAGCGGCGTGGGCCTGTGCTGGACGCCTTCGTCGGATAATCGCGGATTCTGGTCGAAAAGGCCGGACATGAAGGCACTCGTCGAGGGAAATGAAGAGCATGGCTACATTTCGCAACGTGCTCCCGACCCTGCACTCCTGGCAGCGCTCGCTCACTCCATGGCTCCGCTGCGCCCCAGTCACCCAGAGGCCTTCCTGAATGGGACTCGCCCTATGCCGACGTCCATTGGCAGCCACGCCGAGGTGCTCCTGGAGCTGGCCGGCATCAAGGCGGCGATCCGCACCTGGTATGAGAAGCAGCCGGACGAGGTGATTCGGGAGGCATCGGCGTACTCAGCACGGCTGACGGAGATGTGGACCGAGCTGCGCATTCTCGAGTCTTACGACAGGCAGTACACGCAACTTCGCACGCAGCAGGTCACTCCGGTGATTGAGGAGATAGATCGGCAATTCAGGATGAACCAGTCCCGCATTGCTATGTCGCGCCAGGATCTTGACCTGAACCGGACAGGCGCATGAGCGACCGCGAGGTTGGCACTCCCACCGCTGACATCCCTGGGGAGCGGCTCACCGAGCAGGTCAACGTCGTCTATGGGCCCAACGCCGGCGCCGCTGACGTCCCGAACATCGACAAGGGCATGAGGCAGATGGCCTACCAGCTGCAGAGCTGGGTCAACAACATGCGCGCTGTTACTGGTCAGTCGGGTCTGTTCGACCGCGGCAAGTACGTCTCCAACGACAACGTCTATAACCAGATGCTGACGGCCCGTGCGGCGGTCAAGGACGACGACATCTGCGCCTCAGTGGCCGAGCTCACCGAGGGGATGGCTTTCCAGGGCATGAAGTGGGAGTCCTCTGATTGGGACACCACAGACCTGTTCAACCAGATGGCCGCCGAGCAGGATATCGACTCCCTGATTCGCAAGATGTGGAGAGAGGAGTTCACATATGGGTCATCAGTAGCGGCCTTCTGGTGGGACGAGGGTGAGTTCGTCGTCCGCGGCCAGACGGACAAAGGCAACAAGAAGAAGACCCGGCGCAAGATCTGGTATCCGCGTGCCGTCACCCTGCTCGATGCCGTCAAGGTCGTCCCCGTTGGCCTGTTGGCGTTCGGCCAGGAGCGTCTGGCATGGAAGGCCACCCGGCAGGAGTCCATCGCCTACAGCGCGATCGTCAACGGTGACCTGCAGGACGAGTTGATGGAGCGCTTCTACACCGGTCAGTACATCCCGCGTGATGGTGACGAGCTGCAGGAGCTGACCTCGTTGCAGATCGACGTCTCCCAGCTCTTGCTGCTCGACGATCGATATGTGGCCCGGCACTGCATCACTAAGCCTGACTATGAGCGCTTCCCTGACGTGCGGCTGAAGAGCGTGTTTCGCCTGCTTGATCTCAAGCAGCAGCTGATGGAGGCCGACCGGGTTGCTCTGATCGGCGCCGCGAACTACATCCTGCTGGTCAAGAAGGGCGATAAGGACTCCCCGGCGTATCCAGAGGAGATCACCAACCTCAAGGAGAACTACCAGACCTTGGCGAAGCTGCCGGTCATCTTCTCCGACCATCGCCTCAATATCGAGATCATCACGCCCAAGACGGACTTCACGCTCGATGTTGACAAGTACGAGGTTCTGGACAATCGCATCGCTGCGCGGCTGCTCAACACCCTGAACGTCGCCGGCGCCCGCTCTGGCCAGCGCACTGACAACTCGTTGACGATGAGCCGCCCTGTGGCCCGGTCGATGGAGAACCGTCGGCACATGATTCGCCGGTTCCTGGAGAAGCAGATTGGCAAGGTCGTCGTAGAGCACCCCAAGAATGCCGGAATCTTCACCGAGGGCACTCCCTCTCTGGCCTTCACCCCTCCGAATATCCAGCTGGATGCCGATCCTGGCACTGTCCAAGTGCTTGCGCAGGCGCGTGCGACCGGCGACTTGTCTCGAGAGTCCTTCTTGGACTACTTCGGCTTTGACCAGGAGGTGGAGGCCATGCGGGTTGCCTTGGAGGCCGTCAAGTACGACCACATCTTCAAGACGCAGGTGCCGTTCGACTCCCCGAGCAACAACGACGCCCGCGGTGGTGCCAGCGAGCCGGGTGCCGGCACCGGTGTCGCTCCGTCGGCTCAGGCTCCGGCCGGTGCGCGCGGTGGCCGTCCCGCTGGTGGCGGCAAGCCCAAGCAAAGCCCTGCTGGGGCTACCAAGACAGGAGCGAAATGAGCGAGCAGGCTCGAGACTTCAATGCGAAGCAGCGCGACAAGATGGCCAGCTCGGGCAATGCGATGCCCGACGGCAGCTACCCGATCAGCACGCAGGAGGACCTGGACAACGCCTGGGGCCTGCGTGGTCACAGCAAGCACTACCCCGACTCTGCGGTGCTCGAGCACATCCACAAGATGGCGACTCGTCATGGGCTGACGATGCCCAAGCAGGAGCGGGCGAGGGTGAGCACGCAGAGCCGGGCTCACGGCTTCGTGTGGCCCAAGGGACTGCCGCCGTGCGCCATGTGCGGTCGCGACGCCAACGACAAGATCCACATCACGCCCACCCGCGGTGGTCTGCACGGCCACTCCTCGATGCCAACGCCGATTCGCGAGATGCCGATGTCGACCCGCGCGGCTGACCAGTCGACACCGAACCTGCCTACCCGGGCTCATGGCTTCATGCTCAGCGCCCCGGGGCTGACGGCCGGGATCACTTGCCAGGTCTGCGGGAGCACCATGGCCAACGGCATCCATGCTCTCGGCCTGCCTTCGGGCATGGTGCCGCTGTCCAGCAACTCTGGGCTGTATGGCTCGGGCCTGGCGGCCACGCTGAGCTCTGAGCACCCCCAGACCGCGTTCGTCGCCGAGATCGGCCACCGGCTGGTGTTCGCGGCTCCGGTGACTACGGAGTTCAACGACGACCAGCTGCCGCGTGAAATCGCCTCGCAGTGGCAGAAGGCCCGGGAAGCCAATCCGTACTACATGTGGATCGCCGGTCGCTACGTCGAGGCTGACCGGCCCAACCGCAACTCCGCCTACTGGTCTACCGCAGACCTCGAGCTCGGCCAGCCGACCGTGACCCATGGGCCGATCAACTGGCTGCACGAGGAGAAGCACATCATCGGCGCCATCGCGGGCTCTGAGATGGTCCACGTCGACAAGGAGATCGCGTCGGCAACGGGCGTTGGCAACCACATCGTCATGCTCGGCGCCATCTGGTCCCACATCTGGCCGCAGGAGGCCAACGTCATCCAGCGAGCCAGCGAGAACGGCAAGCTCTGGGCGTCCATGGAGTGCGTCTCCCAGGAGGTCGCCTGCCTGGCGTGTGACAAGACTCTGAGCTATCCCGACTATATGAAGCAGGAAGCTCGCTGCGATCACATGCGGGAAGGGATGCCGCGTCGCTTCGTCGACCCGACCTTCGGTGGTGCCGGCATCATCGTGCCACCGGTGCGGCCGGGCTGGACCAATGCCGAGGTGCGGGTCCTGATGCCGGAGGCGGCCCGGCTCGCGGAGCGTCAGGCTGCCTCCTTCGGTGGCATGACCACTTCGGAGGCCGAGCAGGTCGTGGCCCAGATCCTGGCTTCTGTCGCCGAGTAGGCGACACCTCTTTCCTGACCAACGCCCGTTGGCGGCTCTTGTTCTGAACAGGGGCTACTAACGGGCGTTCTCGGATGTTTAGCCGCTCTGCCGATGCCGTCTGTCGAGCCGGTCATTCCGCCCGGCGATCTAGCCGAGGAGGGCAGATGGCAGACCGGACCTTCACCGAAGGTGAGGCCTACGCACTGGTCGATGACGCCGTCAAGCGCGAGACCGCAGCACTTCGGGTCGCAGCTGATGGGCGTGAGGCCGATCTCAAGTCCGCCAACGACGTCCTTGTGGCGGAGGTGGCTGCAGAGGTCAAGCGCGCAGACCAGGCAGCGCAGGAGCTGATCGACTTCAAGGACGGCATCGAGCAGGAGACCGCGCGGGTGGCACTTCGCACCGAGCGTGTTGCGGCTGTGGCTGATGCCACGGACCTCCTGGAGATGACGGACGAGCGAGCTGATCGCATCACCGCCATGGAGGAGGCAGCTTTCGCCTCCTACCTCAGTGACCTGCGCGAGATCGCCGCAAAGGCGCCCAAGGAAGACCCCAAGGACGACCCCGACGCGGCGGCTGACGCCAAGGGCGGGGACGACCACGACGAGGACGACCCCAAGGTCAAGGCCGATGAGAAGGCCAAGGCCAAGGGCAAGATCCCTCGCGAGTCGGCCGCATTCGGCGGTACGACTTCCACCGCCAAGTCCACAGGAACGGTCATCGGCGTCATTGGCGCCTCCCGTGCCCTGCGGGTCGGCTGAGAAGGGAGGAGACACCAATGGCAAGTGACTATGGACTCAATTTCGGGTTCCGACGCTCGGACGAGAGCGTCGCTGTCCGAGAGGGTCGCCTGAAGACCCCTGTGACTGGGACCTTCCGTCTCGGCTCGCTGGTCGAGTTCGATCCGGCCAACGTCGGCTACCTCGAGGCCTGTGCAGCCAGCGCGGTCGGCGAAGGCTGCACCGTTGGGCTGCTGGTCCAGGAAGAGATCTGGAACCGGAGCATCTACGAAACGATGCACCTCGACTCGTTCGGCCTGGGGGTGGCGTACAACAACCGCCCCTCGGTGATCGTGGCCGGAGCCGGCACCAAGGTCTGGTTCAAGAACACCCCGGCCCAGACCCGCGCCGATGGTCGTGTCATCGCCGCAGTCACGATGGTCGACTTCACGACTCCTCCCGCGCCCATGGGTTACCTGACCTGGGACGGCACCAAGTTCACCGCAGTTGGTGCAACCGCGGCCAACTCCATGCTCAGGACCACCTGGGTCGACACCGCCGGCCTCACGGTCGAAGCCGTCCTCACCCGCTGAAAGGAGTGACCATCATGAAGAGTTCGATTCAGACGCTCGCCCGCACACATGCGGCAGTGGACCCGTGGGGCCACTCCCCTCAGCTCGCTGAGGAGTACACCAAGGCCAAGGAGGAGCTGAACAAGCAGGCGAGGGAGCGCTGGGACGACCCAGAGTTCCACCGTCAGGTTGCAGCCGACCTGGAGTCGATCCTTGACTACCAGTTCACCTTCGAGAACCTCTTCTCGACGTACTTCAACGTCGAGAACGTGGGCGAATGGGACAAGGTCATTCTGCGGGAGCGCAGGGGCCTGAAGGTCTTCCAGAGCTCGCGTGGTGGCTACATCGAAGAGAGCCAGCTGCGCACCGAGATGTGGGAACTCCCTCGCGAGACGATGGGCTTCCACGTCAGCGAGCACATCGACAAGCTCCGCATGAACTTCGCGGAGACCATCGAGGATCTCGTGTCCTTGGGAGGGCAGCGCCTCGAGGCTGAGGTCAACCGGCGCATCTTCAACCTCTTGCAGGCCGCGGTGCCCAACACCAGCCCGTACTACGTGGCCGTGACCGGCATGGCGAAGTCCGACTTGGACACCGCCATCCGCAACGTCCGTGATGCGATCAAGCCGAACGGGATGGGCCCCGTGCCCGTCACGATCATCGGCCGGGCTGCCATGGTCGACCAGATCTCCGACTTCAACCTCGGGTTCGACCCTGAGGCCACCGAAGAGGTCCGGGCCAAGGGACGTCTGGGCGTCTACCGCGGTGCGAACATCATCCAGGTGCTCAACTACACCGACGACTCGGGCACGTCCTTCATCCCGGCGAACGAGCTGTGGGTGTTCGGCGGCACGGTCGGCAAGTTCGCGCTTTACGGCGGCCTTCAGGTGAAAAGCTGGGATGAAAATACAGTTGACTATAGGCATTACAGAGCGAGGAAGGATATCGGCGGCCTCGTGCACCACAACGAGCAGAGCCGCAGGATTATCGACTCTTCCGTTACCCCGTAACCCGGGGGATCTAGACGAAGGCCTGCACCTCGGTGCGGGCCTTCGTCAGTTCCGGCCTTGCAGGTCCGAAGCCCTTGGATACCTACTCGCCAAGGGAGAAATCATGTTCGGAAAGACCCTTTCCGGTCGCAAACTGCCGGTGCCCACCGTCCTTACCCAGCCCAGCAGCTATGAGTGGGCCATCCTGAAGTCCCTGCAGGGCAGGAAGCTCTACCAGGGCACCGTCAGCGACAAGGACAAGGGCGTCCGCCGGGCTCGCGGCAAGATCGCCAAGGCCAGTCGCAAGGGCAACCGGGGCAACCGATGACGATTCTGGTTATCGACGAGTCCTGGACCAAGATCGATCCGGCCAAGGCCAAGGCTGACGGCTACTCGGGCATGATCGGGTATCTGTCCAACGACCCCTCCAAGAACATCACGGCCGCCATCGCCGCGGCGTGGCACGCCCAGGGCCTGAGCGTCGGCGTCGTGTGGGAGACCACAAGGAACCGCAGTGCTCAAGGTTCGGCCGCCGGCGCCGCTGATGCGAATCTCGCAGAGCGCTTGGCTGTCGCGATTGGCATCCCCAAGACGGTGGGCATCTACTACGCCACGGACTTCGACGCCTCCCCGGCGCAGGTGGATCCGTACTACGCCGCGATCGGTCACGGTGCCACCTACGGCGCCGGCTGTTATGGCGGCCAGCGCATCGTGGACGCAATGACAGGGGTCCGGGTCCGGTATGGCTGGCAGACCTCGGCGTGGTCTACCGGGATCAGCTCCAAGGCCGATCTCTACCAGCGTCTGAGGCACACCTTGCCGCCCATCGGTGGCAGCTCGGCGGGCTATGACGAGGACGTGGTCTTGAGCGAGGCGGGCCTCTGGTACCCAGGGGTGCGGCCTCCGATCAGACCGACTCCCCCGCCGATGATGAAGCACCCCTCAGGGTCTGTTGTCATCGAGAAGGGCGTTTCTGCTCCGGCATACCCACTGGGACGTGGGCAGTACTTCGGTCCAGCCGGCGGCGGTAACAACTCCATCAGCGGCTACTACAGCCATGCTTCCGACCTGCTGCGCTGGCAGGCTCGCATGGCTCATCGCGGCTGGAGGATCGTCGCAGACGGTCGTTACGGCTTCCCCGGTGACCTCACCCCTCGTGGAGAGACTGCGGGCGTCGCGCTTGCAGCCCAGCACGGCTGGCACATGCCGACCGACTCGCTGATTGGCCCGCTCACGTGGGCCGCTGCATGGAACCGGAACATCACCCGTCCGTAAGGCACAGGGCGGCAACGCCCGTTGCCGCGTCTCGAAAGGAGACTGGCATGTCGATCAACAGCTTGGACACAGGCTTGAATGTCCCGCTTGCGCGCACCGAGATGGGCCCGCAGGTCAAGGCCCGCAACGCCGACGAGGAGATCTGGGCGATCCAGGTACCGGGTTCGGTGTCGCTGCGGGTGACGCAGTTCAACCGCTTCGGGCAGCCGGTAGAGGCGAGCCTGGTCATCGGCCCGAACCGGGAGGGTCAGCAGTTTCGGATCCAGACCGTGGACCGGGAGGAGAACCAGGCCCGGTGTATGGAGCCTGTGCACGACCCATTCCTGAACGGGATGCTGGTGCGGATCGACGCTGACCAACAGCAGGACCCGAGCACGGCCTCCACGGATGCTCTGTCCACGGAGCAGCTGCTGGAGATCTATGACCTGGGCAAGGACGCCTTCAAGGCCCGGGTGGAGGGTCTGGGTGAGCTCCCGCTGCGGCGTCTGGCAGAGGTCGGGGAGTCGATGGACTGCTCGCACCTGCAGATCGCGCTCGTGCGTGACCTGATCGCGGAGCGGTACTCCAAGGGCGGCCCGCAAGCCACGATGGAAGCTGAAGACCATCTCGGGACGGAGCACTTCTCGTGAGCTTGTATCGCAAGACTGCGCTCATCGAGGCAAGTCAGTGGTTCAAGAATGGCGACCACCCAGATGATTTGGTCGGCAAGCGTGCCGTGGACGAGATGAAGCTCTACGAGATACGCCCCGACTTGATGGATAACCCCGGCGCCATGATCGCAGATGCCGACATTCCCGACGAGGCGTATTACACGCGGCTCGAAGGCGTGGTCGTCCGGTACTTCCGCAGCCCTGAGCCCGAGTTCGCCGGGGCCAAGACTCACGACGTTTGCGGCTTCACGTGGCACGAGCACGGCTGGATCGATGACCTCGAAGGTGGGCACACCGTCTGCCCCGGCGACTGGATTCCGACCGGTGTCCACGGTGAGCACTGGGCGATCAAGCCGGACATCTTCCAGGAGACTTACGAGTTGGTCTGAGAGCTCACGCCGCTCGGTAGACGGTGTTCCAGGGTGGTGCTTGGTGGCCGGGCGGCGTGGTAGTCCCCAACGGGGGCCAAGGAGGACGGGCCGGCGAGGACTCGTGGACCTGGTCCCCGTTGGCTTCTTGCGTTGCGGGCCGACATAGCCAGCGTTCTCCAGATGGCTCATGGAAGGAGCCCCAGTGAATCTCCACGTTTCCCGATGCGACCAGTGTGGCCAGAGCGACGACCACCCCAAGGTCCACGGCTTCGGTGGCTCCACCCATCACCACGACTGCCTCTCCTTCGACCAGAAGGCCGAGCTCATCGCTTCCAGCGACAAGGTCGGGGCCATCATCGCGGCGGCCGAGTCTGGCACCCATGGCGACGAGTTGCGAGCCCACATCTTCGATCTTCACAAGGAGGCGTGAGTCATGCCCGCACTCGATCAAGTCCATGCCGACAACATCCTCGACGCCTCTTTGGGGACTGCGGCCTTCGTTGCCACGGTCACGCCGCTGAAGGCCCGTCTCGACACGGCGATCGGCACGGCCACGACGGCCGGCACCGAACTCGCTACGGGCGGCTCCTATGTTGCGGGCACTGGCCTGTCTCCGGCCACCATGGCCGCTGCTGCCGCCGAGTCTGCGGCCTCCTCTGTTGCCCTGACCCAGACCAACATGCCGGCGGCCACGATCACCGCCATCGAGTTGTGGGACTCCGCCGTCACCACGCCGCTGCGTAAGTGGTTCGGCGCGCTGACCGCCAACAAGACGACGAACGCTGGTGACACGTTCACGATCGCGATTTCAAGCCTGACGGCCAGTCTCTCGTGAAGGTGTCACCGTCATTGGTTGTTTAGATGGGCGGTCGATGACGAGTCCATGCCTAGAGGACGCAAGCCGTACTTCACGCCCGAGCAAGACCTAGAGATCGCGACCCGGTACGGAGGTGGGCGACGTTGCAGACCATTGCAGATACCTACGGCGTCTCTCATGTGCCGGTCGCTGGTTCACTGAAGCGGACGGGCACAGCGTTGCGACATCGTGGCGTGCTGACGGGAACGGTGTCGTATCGCCATTGGGAGGAGACGCCCGATTCTTGCACTGAGATTATCGGTCTCTTCGACGGCGGCCTCAGTGTCAAGGGAATCGCTCGCCAGATCGGCACTCGCGACGTTAACGTCTCGCGGGTGATTGCCGAATCCGGCCGCAATGCGCGGCTGGGTGGACAGAATCATCGCTTCAAGGGCGACCAGATCACACAACTCGTCGCGGAGCACGAAGCCGGTGCTTCTCTGTCGGAGTTGGTACGTCGCCATGGTGGAAATGTTGTGACGGTGCGTAACACTCTCAACCGGGCCGGGGTGACGGACACTTGGCGGATCCGTAAGGCGTTCTGGACCCTCGAGCGCATTCAGTGGCTGCGAGAGCAGTACGAGTCGGGCCGCAGTCAGCAGTCGATCGCTGAGGAGGTCGGCTACTCCCAGTCTGCCATTGGCCGCAAGATGCGTGATCTTGGCATCATCCTGCCTAAGCCTCAGGCCCGGGGCGCCGACCATGGCGCCTGGAAGGGCGGTCGTACTGTTGATGAGGGTGGCTACGTCCGCGTCTATGTCATGTCTGAGGATGCTCACCTTGTTCCGGTCACGATCAGTGGCGGCTACGTCTTGGAGCATCGTCTGGTCATGGCTCGCAAGCTCGGGCGACCCCTGACCTCCACGGAGACGGCTCATCACATCAATGGTGACCACGCTGATAATCGCCCAGAGAACCTCCAGTTGCGGCAGGGTAAGCATGGGTCGGGCGTCGTTCATCAGTGCCTGGATTGCGGCTCCATGAATGTCATGGCGGTGGCGCTCGACGGATGAGGTCGGCGGGTGACCTGGCCCGTTGGCTTATCAGCCCGCGGGCCGACATACCCAGCGTTCTCAAGATGCGAGGGAGTATCACATCATGGCGCTATCAGCTGGAACTGTCACTGTTGCCGCCACGGCGACTCTGTTGAACGCGGCTCAGCATGACTTTCAGGCCGGTGAGTCTTTCGCCGTGAAGGTCCCGGCCGGCGGTGTCACCGTCTTCATCGGTGACTCGACTGTCACAGCCTCGGGTGCGACACAGGGCTGGCCGCTTGCGGCCGGCGAGTCGCTGTTCCTCGACATCGACACCCCTGTCTCCTCGGCGATCGGGGAGGCCGTGTATGGGATTGTCGCCACCGGCACCCAGGTCGTCAACACCCTTGCGCGGGGCGTCTGATGACAAGGATCAGCCAACCAGGTCTCGCTCCGTCAGTCGCTAGTTCCACATATGGGACGCTCGCTCAAGGGCGAGAGGTGCAGTCCAGCCCCTACTCAAACCCCGGCGACGGCCCCGTTATCACGTTCATCGACGACGACGGCAACCCTCTCTGGTTCGACATCTGGGGGCCGATCTGTGCCGCTCAGGGCATCACAATGTCGCTCGCCCTCATCACTGGCCGCGTCTCAGGTGCCATTGTTGACCCCACATACGCGAGCGTCACACTTGCCCAAGCGCAGTCCATCGAAGCGTTGGGGCACGACATCCTCTGTCACTCCTACTCCCACATCTCTTCCGATACCAGTACGGTCGCGGCTCTTGACGCAGACTGGCTGGCAGGACAGGAGTGGATGCAGGCGAACTTCCCTGCGTGCGCTGACGTGCTGGTCTACCCCGGTGGCCTTGCCACCGCTGACGTGGCGAAGAAGAACGTCGCCCGCAAGTATTTCCGGTACGGCATCGCCACCAACAACATCAACAGTTACAACGTCGAGCCGCTCGATTCATGGCTGGGTCAGCGCGTCAACGCGGACGTACTCACTGAGGCGGAACTGAAGGCCAAGATCGACGCCACCGTGACCGCGAACGGTTGGCTGGTCATCCTGACGCACAGTTACGAACTCAATGCCAGCGGACAGGCCGCGAGCATCACGAAACTGAACAACGTCATCGACTACGCCCAAGCGGCCAGCGTGCCAATCCTGCCATGGTCGGCGGCAGAGAAACTCAAGGGGAATGCGGTCGCCATAGGTGAGTTCACCGACCCGGCCCACCGCACATTCGTCTCGCACATGGGCAAGCAGGTGGCGAGCGTCGATATGCGCGGGAAGTTCTCTCCCACCCTGTATGGATCGACCACGACAGGCACACATACCTACACCACCCAGACCGGGTTCTATGACGTAGTCGGAGGCATGGCGTTTGTCCGTGTGTCACTACGGATCAACGCGGCCGTCAACGCGGCAGTCGCTGGGTCGATTGCGGCGGTGAACATCGTCACCGGGGGCGACTTGGTGGTCAGCATCAACGGAGCGGCCAACATCACCATCCCGCTCGCGACCGGCGACACGCCCACTGCTGCCGCCGGAAAGGTGGCCACAGCGGTCGGAGCGGACGGGTCGTGCGGCATCGTCGGGGGTATCTTCCGACTCTCCTCAACGCGCACCGGCCCTACAGCCACGGTCACCATCGTGTCTGGCACCGGGACTGTGCTCGCCGACCTCGCACTGACAGCCGGACAGACCAACACAGGCAGCGGTTGGGACACGTCCTGTGCGGGTGCCCTCAAAATTGGTGGCCTACCCTCCCCGGCATTGGTATCGACGCGAGACCCCAACCCACCCGCCGCGGTCAACTTCAACTACTTCAACCTCGGCGCGGGCTTCTACTCGGTATGGGCAAAGTTCACAGCCGCCAACTTCATTAACCTGATGAAAAACGGGACCGGCGTAAACGAGAACTACCTTTACGCCACCGACTTCGATTCGACCAAGACGATGCTCATCGACTTCTGGGCTGTCTGGATGGCAACCGACGAAAGGTGGACGGTTCTCTAGACCCCGCCCATAAGTCCCGGGTATGCCCTAGCATGAAGCTCTAACCCTGGGAGACACGGACGCCCCACCGCTTCGGCGGTGGGGCGTCCTACTGGCTGGCCCTCTTGGGCTCAGGTCGTCTTTCCTCCTCGCGGGCCGACAGTAGCCACATGACCGCGCTGCTAGATCTCGTCCCGCCCCTGAAGCGGCAGGTCGCCATCCCGGGTGAGTTCCTTGTTGCGTTCCCCAACACGCTGGACACCGACCTGGTCGGCTCCCTGGAGGACGCCTTTGGTCAAGCCCAGATCGATGGTTTCTTCGGGACGATGGTGCTCGATCTGGTGGCCAACACGGTGACCCCAGACCTGTCCCCCGGTGGGGCTGCGATCATTGGGCTGTACGCCGCAGAGGGCATCCTGCTGGCCAAGTTCCGCAACCAGCCGACCCGCAGCGTCTACAAGTCTGGCACCTCGCAGTATGAGGTCGACTACTCGGCCAACGTCCTGGCCGCAGAGATCAAGGAGCTCCAGGCTCGGCGCCTGAACCTGGCCAACCAGGCGATGCGTCTGTTGCGTGCGTCTTCGCCATCGATCTACGTGACCGACGCCTACATCTCTCGCTCGTTCGGGTTCCTGCCGTGGTTCGGCGGTATCGACATGAACAACTTCGGCTTCTGGGCTTACGAGCTCACCGGCCCGTGGTGACATGGCCTCATCTTCCCAGATCCCGAACTTCGATGCCACCGCAGTTCGTGCAGGTCTTCGACTGGCAATGCAGGTCGGCCTGCCAGTGATCACCGATGACCAGCCGACGTTCTTCATGCCAGCGGCTGTTGCGGGCGACGGCACTCACACGCTGGATCAGGGCGGCACTCCGTTCGATCCGGCATACCGACCTACTCTGACGAGGCCTGCTGGGATCAAGGTGCCGTGCTCGATGGACTACAAAGATGCCGCCGGCAACCTGGTGGCCGCGGGAAGCGTCTCTGCCACTGGCATGGTGCTCACCTTGCTGGACGAGGACTACGTGCAGGTCAAGGGTTTCGCCTACTGCGTGGTGGCCGGGATCCGTTATAACTACCAGCGGACTGACCGGCCCCAGGGTCTGGTCTCTGTCGGGATCTACACGGTGCACGTATTGGCGGACGATGCGGCATGAGCTACGTCCGCGGCCAGGACCGCATGGTCTACCAGAGCATCTTCGCCTATATCGGCGCGCAGCTGGACACTCTGGGCTGGAACTCGAGCACGCCTCCGTTCGGCGCCTCCGTGCCGATCACTCTGCTCGAGGAGCAGCTTGACCCGAAGCTGTCGGCGATGGCCCCGAACACGGTGGCCATGTCTGAGGGGATGCAGCCCGATGACCAGGAGGGCGAGCTGGGCGCATCCTACGGGGGTCTGTGGATCATCAGGCACACCCTCTTCGTCGACGTCTATGGCGAGTCCATAGGGGTGGCCAAGTCCCTGTCCAGTGACCTGCGTGGCATCTTCACCGGCCGGCTGCCAGGGACCAGTCGGTACCTGCCGATGACGGACTACTCGCTGAACCCGCCAGCACCGTCCGCCGGCCACATGTTGCGCTTCGAGGATGTCGAGGTTGACCGGCCGCTGGGTGGCGCCAGCAAGTTGCGCTGGGAGGTCGTGAAGGCGACCTGCGTCCATGAGTACAACGCAACCGAAGGCACGTAGTGGCCCAGGAGCTGACGAATCTTCTCACCTCCCAGCACAAGCGCCTGGTGGCCACGGTCATGAGACACATCGAGCGGGAGGTGTACCCAGCGCTGTCCCTGGAGCAACGCCGGGACCTGCGTGAGGTGGTGGTTCGTGCGGCCGGGGTGTATCACGACACCGCCCTGGACTGCCTGAAGGCGGTTGCCACCGACGACACCCAAGTTACTAACGAGCGTTTGTATGACCTGTTGGAGCAGATCCACCGAGTGGTGTACGTCCCGAAGGGCAGGACCTGATGCCTGAAAGCTATGCCGGCAAGGTCGGCTGGACCGTCGGTCTGGCGGCATGGCTGGACGATCCGGCCTCGAAGGTCAACCGGTACTGGCGCCAGATCGAGCAAGGGCAGAGCTTCAGTGGGGTGATCCTGATCGGCCTGTGGGGGGACTCGGCCGGCACGAACATGCGTCCGAACAAGCTGCGGGACGGTCAGGCGCTGTCGGCGCCCGGGGAAGGGCTGGGCCATCAGAAGTTCGTGCCGTTCGGTGAGACGAACTCGGCGGCCACCGCCCTAAAGCGTGCCCGGTTCGCATTCTGGTACTTCATCACCGACGGCAAGATGGGCCGTCCCTCGAATGCGGACCTGTCCAAACTACATGGCGCCTCGCCGTCGGAGCGCCGGCGGATCTTCTTCTGGATCATGTCCAAGGCCCCGCTGGGCAAGATTCCGTTCGTCTCGGCCCAGGCCAAGAGGAACGTTGAGGGTCGGCACTACTACACGAGGGCGGTGGAGAGTTTCGACCCGATGCAGGTACAGATCGACATGCTGCGAGCAGAGATCGGCCCGCTCATTCGGGGTGCGTTCACCCAGGGGAAAGCCCGCGCACTCATCGGTGGAGACTCGGCTACGGGGCCCAGGAAAGGTCCTGTGCGCCAGGAGGTCACCAATGTCAAGAGTTATCTCGGTGACCGGGGTTACGACCCGGCTCTGGGATACGACAGTCATGTTGGTCTCGCGACAGTGACCGCCAGGGCCGAGATCCAGGACCTGATCCGCGCCGGTGGCGGCCAGTTCCCCGCGGGCCAGTGGCAGGCCATGTTGATTGACATCAATCGCAAGGTCGCCCTCCAGTTCCAGGAGCACGTGGTGGCTCTGATGAGGGACAGCGCGTTGCGTCCGCCGACTGGTGATCTGGTCAAGGCCACGAGAGACCCGCGCAACCGCTACCCGCAGTGACCTCAGTATCTGCGCTGGCGACCCGATCTAGCCTTTATGGCCATCATCTATGCGCTTCTCGATCCCTCTGACTATGCCGTGCGCTACGTGGGGTATGCCCTTGATGGACCTAAGCGTCTCGAGTCTCATCTCCAGCAGTCCCTCAAGGCCCGCGGTCATAAGGCTGCATGGATTCGGTCGCTTCGAGTGCGTGGTGAGCGTCCCATCATAGTCACTCTCGAGGACTTGCCCGGCGATGTCGACTGGCGTGTGAACGAGCGTTGGTGGATCGCACGGATGCGTGAGCTCGGCTGCGATCTGACCAACACCACTGATGGCGGTGAGGGCGGTTACATCCTTGCGTCGCAGACGCCGGAAGCTCGCGCGAAGCGGACGGCATCGAACAAGGGACGCAAGCGCAGCGAGGAGTTCTGTCGTCGCAGCAGTGAGCGCCAGAAGGGTCAGGTCGTTAGTGCTGAGACGCGCGCCAAGATCTCGGCCACCATGATGGGCCGCACTCTTTCGGAGGAGACGAAGGCCAAGGTCAGCGCGTCCTTGAAGGGGAGACCGAAGTCTCCTGAGCACATCGAGTCCTTCCGAAAGGCTCGGCAGGGTGAGGGCGCGCAAGCGGCCAAGCTCACCGATGCTGCTGTACGTGAGATCCGAGCGCTGGCGGCCGATGGGATGAGTCGGAAAGAGCTTGAGACGCGGTATGGCGTTGGGCAGTCGGCCATCAGCCTTGTGGTAACTCGCAAGACCTGGAAGCACGTCGAGTAGAAGGAGTGGTTCCCGAATGGCAACTCTTAACCCGAAAGGGACGTGGTCCCAGTGGCTGTGAAGGGGGGGCAAATCCTCCACGTCGGCAACAACGCCGTGCTCCTGCAGCGTTTGCAGACCGCGGGGCCAGGCACTGTCAACATTCGTCGCACGACCGTCTACGAGCTGGGTAACTACCTGTCCGTCGGCCAGGTCAGCGACATCCCGGACCTCACCTTCTCCATGGAGAGCCTCGACGCCTCGTGCGCCATGGAGGCGCTCCTGCTGGACAAGCCGGTGGGGACCACACACACGTACGACTTCACCTTGGCCAAGGTGCTCAACCTCAAGAGCGCCTTCAAGCCGGGACAGGGCACGGCCGACCAGTTCGGCACTGTTGGTTCGGCTGCGGTGCCTTGCCTGTATCTGGAGTCGGTGAGCTACAAGTACGGCGTCGGCAGCACGAACGCCACCAAGACCTGCACCCTGAAGGGTGACACGATCTTCTACAACCCGGGGTCGACCTACGTGGAGGGCGTGGCTGGCTCGGGCACGGCGGGGCAGACGATCGTGAGTGCGCATCCGGCGTACGCGGTCGTGGAAGGTGGCATCCAGCGGCGCATTCTGGCGATCACGGCGGGCAGGACCCGTCTGCAGTTCGGTGCGGACTACACCGAGGCTTATGGCGCGATCACCACCGAGGCTGCGGTCACCACGATCACCATCATCGCCGCGGTAGCAGCCACGGACACGATCTACATCACCTACGCCTCCCCGGCGGAGGAGACGTTCCCCCAGAGCGTCCACGCGCTGGTGTCGGGTATCTTCGGCACCCTGACTGCAGCCGTGCTTGCTGCGGCGACCACGATCTCGGTCGACTTCGCCACGGTTGCCGGCGACTCGCTGATTATCGACGACACGGCAGGTTCCGCAGTCACCGAGGTCGTGCAGGTTGCCAGCGTCACCGGCACAGCCTCCCCCTGGGTGGCCACCCTAGTCACCGCGACGGTCAACGCTCACCTGATTTCCGCTCCGGTGGCCCAGTACGTGCCCACGGTGCGTCCGGCCGCTCTGCGTGGCCGTGACATCGACATCTACATCGGTCCAGCCGGTGCTCCAGGTGCTGCTGCGGCGACCGTGATTGGGACCAAGCGCCGCGGCATCCAGTCTGCGTCGGTCGACTGGAAGGTCACCCTCCAGAACGATGAGGAGCTGGGCAACTACCACTACGTCAACATCGACTACGACGTGCCGGTGGTCAGCGGTTCGATTGCCTTCCGTCCGCAGGTCTATGCCGACCTGCTGACCCTGGTGCAGGATCTGTCCGCGGTCAGTGACCGCCTGCAGTCTGCTGGCCCCTCGACGAGTCCGGCTCTGGATGTCCAGGTCGTGCTCAAGAACCCGCTCGATGGCCGGGTCCTCGAGCGCCTGCACATCCCGGATGCCCGGTTCCAGTTGCCGGGCTTCTCCGCCAAGGTGCAGTCCAAACTCGACCTTACGGCGCCGTTCCAGTCCGACACGGGCGTGCTTGTGGTGCAGGACTTCTGATCATGTTCGAGATCTTGGGCATCATCCTCGTGGTGTGTCTGGTCGTTTTCGTAGCCAGGCGCATGTAGGGAACACGACGTAACAACGCACGTTGCAAGACCGCAAGACGCACGACAGGGAACTGGATGACCGCCTGGCCCCGACCTTCGCATGAGGAGGCCGGGTCTGGGCGGTACTCACATCGGGAGCCGACGTGAGGGGATCGAGAAGGGAATGACGATGGGACGGTTGGCAAAGCTCACGGACCTGTTCGAGGAGGGCGTCGTTGCTCCCTTGAAGGCCAGCGATGGCTCCGAGGTCGTGGTGTGGCTGAACAAGCTCAGCCCGTTCGAGGCCGAGCAGGCGGCCCATGAGGGCAGGATCGCCCGGGCCCGGATCATGCTGGCAATCACGGAGGTCGGGACTGCCGAGTCGGACCTGTTTCGGATCACCTCCAAGAGCACTGCAAAGGGCGTGATCATCGATGCCCTGGTGGCGGCCAAGGACAACGAGCGCACCGTCAAGGTCATCCGCGAACTGCATTCCGACAAGGAGTGGAAGGAGAAGCTCGAGACTCTCGAGTGGTCCTCCGACCAGCTGACCGGCAAGGCAGATGACGACCCCGAGGTGGCGGTGGTCAGGAAGGTCCTGGACGAGTATCAGGCCGAGATGACCCAACGCACCGACTTCCTGCGCAACGAGATGCGAGGCGAGTTGGATGCCTTGCCCGAGGACAAGCTGCGGGAGATGCACCTGGAGGCCTACTCCGAGCAGCAGGGCATTGCCGCGTTCCTGCGGGAGAAGACGAAGTCGGAGACGTTCTACTCGATGCGGGTGTGCGAGGCGGCCCGTGATGACAACGGACGTTGGCAGCACGAGGGCTGCGACCATTCCCAACGCTGGCTGGATGACCGTCAGGAGGTGGACCAACTCCCGGAGTCACTGCTGAGGCAGGTCAGGGCGGCCTATGACGACCTGAACATGCCCCCGGACGTTGCGCGTTTCTTGGGAGGTCCGGCGAGTTCCTCCGAGTCGCGCGGGCCTTCAAGCAAGCCGGAGGAATCCAAGGAATCTGGCCCGGAGGTGACATCCGAAGAGCCGGCCACGATCTCGTCATAGCCGTCAATGAGGCCTTGATGGTCTTGGGCTACTTCGAGATGCCAGACGAGGGCGAGATCCCGCCACAGGAGATGTGGGGCGACGACGACGCTCTGATGCGGTGGTTTGAGGACGTGAAGGTGAGAAGGCAGAACCCGGGAGCGCAGATGGAGACGATCCCGGACATGCAGGAGAACGAGTTGACCAAACAGCTAGGTCTGTAGAAGAGGAGGTAGTCCGGTGGCCGTCGATCCGCTGTTCGAGGGACTTGTCTCGATCATTGTTGAGGACAACGACGCTCCTGGCCGCCTTGGCGCGATCATCTCCCAGCTGCAGGCCAAGATGGCCGAGCTGGGCAATCTGCCTGGGGTGCAGCTGGGCCAGCAGCTGTTCGGGAGCGTAGAGGCGGGCGCCACGGCCACTCTGGGGGTCCTGGACCAGCTGAAGGTGGCCCTGGCGGAGATGAGGGTTGCGGGTCGAGGAATGCTCGGCGACCCGGCGCAGTTCGGCCCCGAGATCACTGCGATGCAAGAGATGATCGTCGGCACTGAGGCGGTCATCGTCAAGACGCGCCAGCTGATGGCCGTTCAGCTGGAGCAACGGGCCGCCGCGGCCACGCCTGGATTCTGGCCGCTCACGCAGGAGCAGCAGCAGGTCATCGCTCCTGTCCCACTCTCGAGTGCTGCTGCCAACGCGCGCGTTGCAGCAGAGGAGGAGGCAGCGAACGCTGCCATAATTGCGTCGCGCGTGCCAGGTCCCGGCAAGATCGCGGGCATTGCTGTTCCGGGTAGTGAGCAGCTCAATGCCTTCGGGCTCTCGGGCGGTGCAGGACTGGCGGATGTGCAGGCTCAGATCGCCGCGGCAACGGGCGTTGGCGAGGGTACGGCGCTGGAGGAGGCGCAGGCCAAGTTGGTTGCGGCTCGGTCGCGGCTGGTGGTGGCCATCGAAAAGGAGTACCTGTCCGTTGACCAGCGAACCGCAGCGACCTCGTCGAGCATCGGTGCTCTCATTGCCGCCGACCGGAAGCTGGTCGCGGCGGAGGAGACGGCGGCTACACAGGCTGAGGCCGCTGGTCGGATTCCGGTCAACCTCAAGGAGGTTGATCCCGCGGCCTCAGCGAAGATCCAGCAACTGCAGCTGGACCTGGCGATCAACGTCGCCAAGACTCGGCAGCTCGCCGCTGACAATGAGGCCGCGGCGGCCGCAGGCAGGGGCGCGATCAGTGAGGTCGAGCTCACGCAGCAACGGATCAAGACGCTCGCGGTGGAGGAGCGCCTGACTGCGGCGATGGAGAAGCAGGCCGCTGAAGCCAGTGGCACCGGCAGTGGGGGCGGCTTCGGTGGTGGCATGGGTGGCCTCCAGATGCTGAAGTACTACGCCTTCTATCAGGTGTTCCAGGAGGGCACCAAGCTCCTGACTGAAGTCAAGAAGGCCACGGAGGAGTACTCCCTGGCCGTCAACCAGCTGTCCATCGCGCTCGGCGGCAACCAGGAGCGGGCGCAAGGTTTGGCCGCCACCTACTCCACCATCGGTCAGAACTTGGCCACTGCACCGACCATCGCGGTCGACGCGGCCACCAAGTACACCCGGTTCTTCCAGGACACCTCAGGGGTCTCTGGTGACATCGGCGCCACGTTGGGCTCGACTGTCAATCTCCTTGAGGGCGCCAAGGCCAGTGGTGCTTTCGGTGATCCGGCGGCGCGGGCGCTTGCCAATGACAAGACCCTGGGCGAGCTGGCTGCCGTTGCCAGGAACTATGACCTTGGTGCTCAAGGTGCTGCCAATCTGTATGACGCTGCCACAGTCATTGCCCAGAAGTATGGCTTAGGCGAATCTCAGGGTGGCAAGCTCACTGCCGGCACGGCCCAGATCGCCGACCTTCTCAAGCAGTCCGGCTTCACCGCGGAGCAGGGGCTGGCGCTGACCGGTTCAGTCATGCAGTACACCGGCAACACCTCTGAGATGGCAGCCGGTGACCTCAAGCGGTTCCTGGGTCGTCAGGGTTCGGATGCCTTCAAGAACATCTTTGCTGAGTTCAGTGTCGACCAAAACCAAACACTGCGTGGAGAACTGGTCGATCTCGGTGCCAAGTTCAAGGATCTGTCGGAGACCCAGCGAGCCAAGATTGTCTCTACCTTGGGTGGTGGTCGTGCCGGTGCTGCCGTGGTGGCTGCGATCACCGACCTCCCCTCCCAGACGGATGTTGCCGCCAAGGGTGCCGACTCGGTAGGCATCGCCTTTGAGCAGGCTCAGCTGCGACTGGGAACCTTTGCCGGCAAGCTGGAGCAGATCAGTGCTGACTGGTCGACTCTCGCCAAGGATCTGGGGACCTCGGGGCTGGGTCTCATCTTCGGTGACGCATTGACTTTGGTTGATCCACTGTTGCGTGGCGTAGATGCGCTCGTGAGTGGCTTCGCCCTCCTGCCGGGATATGTCAAGCAGTTCCTCGAGGTCCTGGCTCTCGCTTCGGTGGCCGGGCGGGTCTTCGGTGGCAGCTTTGGGCTCGAGGGCATCACTGGGATGCTCACCAAGGTCGGCGGCATCGGTGCTGGTGCCGTCTCTGTTGAGCAGACGGCAGCGCAGGTGGCTGCAACGGCTGCAATAGCAGCCGAGACTGAGGCGCAGGCAGCCCTTGCGTCAGCGCGAGTGGCTACAACGGTCGCCACTATTGCCGATGGCGCCAGCTCGACTGCAGCCACGGAGGCCATTGCGGCTCAGGCAGTGGCTGAGGAGGCGCTGGCCGTTACGTCAGCGGCCGCGACCGAGGCTGTGGCCGCTCAGACTGTCGCTGCCGGAGCCGGCACTGCCAGTCTTGTGGCCAGGCTTGGGGCGCTGGCTGGTGCTGCCGGAGGTGCGGCTGTTGCGATCGCTCCTTTCGTCGAAATCATCGCTGGTCTCGCAGCCATCGGTGAGATCTGGAAGGTGACCGGCCAGAGCAAGGATGCTCAGAAACAGGCTGCCGATGCGTTTGCTGCACATGCGAAGGCCAAGACTGCTGATGACTATGTGACTGCCGCGGGCTTGGCTGGCCAAGCCAATGCTGGATTGAAGGCCAGTCATGAGGGGGTGGGTGGCTTCGTCTTTGGCGGCGAGAGCTTGCCCCTATACCCAGGGGGCCCCGCCCAGCCGACGATGTATGACAGCCTTTTGCAGCGCCTTCAGGTCCAGCAGAATCAGGACCTCCGCTCTTCCATGACCCCTGCTCAGCTGACTGAACAGCAGTTGCGCACTTTCCAAGCTACCCATACTGGGAGTGATGGGTTGTCGAGCCTGGCGCCGGGGGTCATGGCCACGGCGGCCGAACTTAGTCCAACCCAGCAGCACTTTGGGGCGGACTATGTGGATGTCGATCGAGGCATCAAGCGCCTGGCCACCGTGCGCGCTTCGGTTTCCAGCTCGCTGGCGCAGTTGCGGGATGAGCTAGCCAACATCCCAAACTCCTCTCTTGCTGATCTACTGACCCCGCAGACGGGCTTCAAGGGCGCAGGCGACGAGCTCAAGCGGCTGACCACCCAGATCGGCCACTCGAACAACCCGATCCAGAACGAGGCTGATCTCGGCAAGATCTCCTCTTACACTGCCGAGCTGACGAAGCGCGCCAATGCGAGCGGGGATGCCGATAATATCGACGCCGCCTCCGCGATGTACGACACGGCGCTCAAGGCTTACCACCAGTCGATCCTGGGCAACGTCAAGGCCAGGGTCGACTCGATCCACGCGATGCAGTCTGACAACGCCCGTTCACAGGCGCAGATACGCGGCACTGTCACGGCGGCACTGCGGGAGTTTGCTGCGACCGGTGACGTCAACTCGGTAGTTGCACTGTTGGCCGGCGTAGACAAGGCGTTCATCACTCGCTTCAACGCCGGCATCGACGCGGAGAGGCGGATTCTGGCGGACCAGCTCATGGCTCTGCGTATAGCCGCTGGTAATGCCGCCAACGCAGCTATCGCTGCCACTGATGACCCTCGACGGCAGTCGATCATCGCCAACCGGGACACCACTGCTGTGACACCGGCAGAGAAGGCGTTCCAAGACAAGATCGCCCGCGATGTGAAGATCGCGGGCACCATGGCTACCGCGGCCGGGCTCACGGTTCCCGGAGGGTCGGACTTCACCTGGCCCAAGGATAAGGCTGCGGCTGCGAGTGGTCCCACGGCGGCTCAGATCGAGGAGGCTCGTCTGGCTGCGCAGGCGATTCCCGGCGACCCGATGAGCGCTGCCATAACCAACCTGCGCGTTGCCCAGTACAAGATGAGCGAGCCCAAGAACCAGGTGGAGTACTGGACGGCGCTCAAGGCGTTGCATGACGCTCAGTACGCCTACTCGATGGCCCAGCAGAGCGCTGCCAATGACGCCACCCAGCTCAGGGAGGACCTGACCAACCCTCTGGTGGTGGCCCGGGAGAAGGTCGCTGAGGCGCAGCGTCAGCTTGCTTTCGATCTGAGCCGCGGTGCTCTGCCCGATGTCACCAACAAGGACAGGCTGGCGCTGAAGCAGGCCCAGAGCGCTGCGGAGAAGACGGCGTTCGACCAGCAGTTCTCCGACGAGTCGACCAACTACAACCTGCAGCGCATCTCCCTGAGCGCATACCTGTCCTACCTGAACGCTCAGCACAACTACCTGACGGCCGTTCACAGCAAGACTCGTCAGCAGGTCGACGAGCTCAACCAGGTGGACCAGGCGCTGAAGGGGCTGGCTGATTCGCTGCAGGGTCAGTTCAACCTGGGCCAGATCAAGGTCCCCACGGCGTACGAGGCGCGTGCCATCGCAGCCGGCGGCCTCACCACCAACGTGCAGATCACCATCAACGGAACCGACATACCGGCTGTCAAGGCCATCCTGACGCAGTACCTCGGCCAGGGTGTTATGTCGACCGCCGGATCCAGCGCGAGAAGGGTATGAGATGCCACAGATCGATCTGGGCACTGTCGTCATCACCGTATTGACCGAGCCAGTAACCGAGCCCGAAGGAGATCCCGATGCCAGTGAGCAGCCGTCTGTCTGATGCCGATGCGAACAACTTGCTCGACATCATCTTGAGCCACTCGGCGTCATCCTTCCCGACGACGTGGTACTTCGCGCTGCTCACCACTGAACCCACGGACGATACCGGTGCGGGTGCTGTGGAGGTCACAGGTGCCGGCTATGCCCGGGTTGCCGTGGTGGCTGATCTGACCAACTTCCCGGCCGCTGCTGCGCGTGTCAAGGCCGCGATCGCTGCCATTCAGTGGCCTACTGCTACCGCTGACTGGGCGGCCGGCGCGACCAAGGTCGTCGGGGTGGCGATGTACGACGCCGCGACGGTCGGCGTCTATCGCGGATACGGCGCATTGGGTACCGCGGTCAACGTCCTGACCGGCGGCGCGCCTGTGATCGCCGCCGGCGCCTTCTCGATGACCGCCTGACCATGATGTTTACAGACCAAGGAGAGTGACATGGCTCTGTTGTTCATGGATGGGTTCGATGTCGGAGACTTCGCGCTGAAGTGGACCTCCCACGGCAATGTGGCCTCCAACACGACGACCAGATTTAGTAGCGGTCGCTCGATGAATACTCCAAACAGCACATCTGGTCCTTTCTTTGGCAGTGTCATGCGATATATACCAGCCTCATCCAAGATTTTCCTTGGTGTGGCTTTCAATCCTGCCGCTTTACTCGATGGGACTAAAGAAATAATTGCACTGTTTGGAGACTCTGGTACGACAGAGCACCTGTCGCTAATCACTAAGGCTTCGGGTGCTATAGCTCTGTATCGAGGCAGCCCAAGTGGAACCTTGCTGGCGACCTCAAGTGCAGGTCAGTTGATTGCAGCCGGTTGGGTGTATATCGAGGTCTCAGCCACGATTGCCGATAGCGGCGGCACCTGCGTGGTTCGCGTGAATGGGGTTGAGGTCATCAACTTCACCGGAGGCACCAAGAATGCGGGCACCAACTCCACCATCGATGCCGTGCAACTTGCGGGTTACGCTTTAGCGAATACTTCCAATGTGCTGTGGGATGACTTTTACCTCTGCGACGACACGGGTTCGGTCAACAACACTTTCCTCGGTGACGTGCGGGTGCAGACCCTTCTGCCCTCTGGGGCTGGCTCCTCAACCCAGTTCACCCCATCAATAGGTAGCAACTGGGACAACGTCAACGACGCCCCTTACGTGTCCACCACGTACAACTCATCCGCAACCGCGGGCCAGCGGGACACCTATGCCCTGGGTGATCTACTGTCTGGCACCGGGACCGTCTTCGGTGTGCAGGACAACCTCCTCGCGCTGAAGTCCGACGCCGGCGCTGCGTCCCTTAAGGCTGCGCTCAAGTCCGGCGCGACAGTCTACTACGACGCCACCGTCACGCTCGGCACGGCGCTTGGAGCCTCTTCTGCGGTGCGTGAGACCGACCCAGCCACTTCGGCTGCGTGGACCCCAACCAACGTCAACGCTTTGGAGTTCGGCGCAGAGGTCGCCTGATGACTGACGCACGCCTGGTCGAGGCATACGTCGAGGTGCTGGCGATCCCGACCGACACCCCACGGCGCCTGGTCGAGGCTTACGTCGAGGCGCTCGCCGTCCCCACGGACACGCCACGTCGCCTAGTCGAGGCATACGTCGAAGTTCTTTCCTCGAACGGAACTACGGTAACGGGCGACGCCGCCCTGATCGCCACAAGTTCGTTGACTACTACCGCCAGCGACACTGTTCTGCCGGCCGTCGTGCTGGTGGCTACCAGCTCATTGACTTCTGTCGCTAGCGATGTCGTCCCGGCTGCTGTGGCGCTGGTGGCTGCTAGCTCATTGACTCCTGCTGTGTCTGGCATTCTTTCAGCTACGGTATCTCTGACAGCAGCCAGCTCGCTGGCTGCTACTGCGGCTGTCATCAAGCCTGCCGCTGTGGCTCTGGTCGCTTCCTCAACACTGACCCCGACGATGGCACCGGCCACCACGGTCAGCCTGTCTGCAACCTCAAGCTTGTCTGCAGACGCGGCAACGCTCGTTACGGCTGTCGTTGCCCTGAGCGCTGCCTCGACGTTGACCATCACTGGTACTGTGGTTGTTTCCGGTGTGGTCAGTTTGGGTACGGTTACAGTGGCTGCCGCCGCGGCGATTGTGCTTGCTGTGGCTCAGCCCGGGACGCTGGCCAACCCTTCCCCCGCGTCGGACTCGGACACTCGCTCGCTTGACTTCGCCAGTGCGCTGTTCGTGGCCACCGAGCCCGTTGCGATCACTGGGCCTCCTACGGCTCCTTCGGTCTGGTATGAGTTCACCGAGTCGCAGGTGGCCGATTGGCTGGCCTCGACCAGCAGCTTCACCAATGGCGCCACCATCGAGCTCTACTCGGGCCCGCCCGGCGCCGGGCCCGACGATCTGACCTTCATCGCTACTGATGGCAGCTCTCTGGTCACCCTCGGCGCGGTCACGCTGAGTGCTCTGGTAACGACCGTTGCCACGTCGCTACGCGTCAAGTCCGTCGATCTCGGCGCAGTCGCTGTGGCTGCCGGTCCTGCGGTGGTCCTGACATGACAGTCCTGGCGCCGGTCTCCGAGGGCGTCGTCTACTACGTGCGTGTTCACCCGGCCACGACCACGTACACCGATACGGGCACTGTGACCTGGGCCGGTGGCGTCCGTACCGCCCCACTGCTGGTCGAGACCCTGGCTGCTGTGCTCACCACTCCGGCATGGCTGAAGGTCACCGTCAGCAATGGGACGCCAACCGATCCCGTCAACTTCTCGGTGGATGGTGGCGCGACGATCTTCGGCGCGACGCTGGACGACGACGGTCAGGTCATCGGGATCTCCATTCCGCTGCCGTCTTTGACCGCAGGGTCGCATACGATCACCGCGACCACGCCTACGCTGTCCGCCACGGTCTCGTTCAGCGTGACTAATCCGCCCGTGTCCTATCCGGTGGGCCTGGCCGCGGACTCCCCGCCGGTACTGGTCACGCAAACGGGCGTTGTCAGATGGGTGTTGCAGGATCCGACCTCGGGAGGGCAGAGCTTTGTCTTCCCGATCAGCCCGAGCAAGATGTCCGCCCCGCACGCGGCCCGGGTGTTCGCTACGGAGCACTCCACCGCACCCGATGGGCAGCCACTGACGTTCGAGGGCGCTCCTGTGGGGGTCGACTGGACCATCGAGGGCGCCTGTCGCACAAGCGAGTTCCACGACACGCTGGAGACCTTCCTGGCCATGCCCAGGCGGGTCTACCTGATCGACCATCTCAGCCGCGCCTGGACGGTGACGCTCGAGAGCATCGCCTGGACCCGAATGCCTGAGGCGTACAACGACTGGGCCTTCACCTACCAGCTCAAGGCGATCATCTATGCGGGTCCGGTGCAACTCTGATGAGCAGGTGGCAACTCTACGACCCAGTGGCTCTGGACACGTTTCACTTCAGCCATAACCCCGCCACGATGACCTCGATGGCTCAGCCGCACACGACCAAGTCGCTGGCGACCTCGCCGATCGACGGCAAGGTTCGCAGCGCTCGGACCCCCGACAAGCCCTTCGTGTGGTCGTTCAGCGGAAAGGTCCGTACCAAGGCCGAGTACGACGCACTGGAGGCGTGGGTGAACCGTCCCAATCGCTTGCAGCTGACCGATCACTTCGGCCGGGTGCATGAAGTGCTCGGACAGCATTTCTCTCCGACACCTGTCGAGAAGTCGGGCGTACCTAATCCGTGGCTGTTCGCCTACACCGTGGACACCTTGTACTACCGGAGGATCTCGTGAGGACCACGACGACGGCCACCCAGAACGCTTGGTTGTCCGGTGACTATGTCGGCACCAACCGGCCGATGGTCCGCGCGACGATTCAGCGGCTGGACCTGACGATCCTGTCCTACGGCAATCAGGTGTACTCGAGCGTGCCCTTTGGTCAGGCCAACATGCCACTGGAGTTGCCGAACCTCAAGGACGTCAAATGGAATCGCACCGTGGACAGCGGCGTGGCCTCCATGACCATGACGCTCTACAACACCGAGCCCCTGCCGATCGGTGAGCCGCCGCAGAATGGCGACCTTGACCAGCCTGGGTTCTACTCGCCGTTGCGTGGTAACACAGCGCACTCCTCGCGCTGGAGCAGGACCGCCAATGGCTGGCAGGACTGGATCGTCCCCGACCGGATCATCCGTACCTACGAGGGGTATGGCTTCGATGCGAGTGTGGCTCCAGAGGTGGATCCTCACCTTTACCAGAGCGGCACGTGGCGCATCGACGACGTCGACTTCAGTCACGACGGGGTCATTGTCGTCACCTGCCGGGACATCGGCAGCGTCTTGCTGGACCAGATCCTCTTCCCGCCTGTCGTGCCCTTCGCCAGCTATCCACTGTGGTTCGAGGCAGCCCATGCCGTGAAGAATCCCGACGTCGTCACGTCCACCGGTGGGAGCTCTGCCGGCTGGGTCCAGCCTCACTACGAGACCAGCTCGAACCAGCCCTACGTTGGCAATGGCGGCAGCGTCCATGGGCACATCGGTCCCGACGCTTTCGACACCAGCGACAAGAGCTACTGGCTCTCGATTGGTAACGCACGTCCTGATGCGGACTACTCCTTCGAGTTCATCCAGGGCAAGTTCAAGGCTCAGCAGGTCTCGGGTGGCCGGCTCCATGTGTGGGGTGGCCCCTATACCTGTTACGTCTCGGTGTTCGCCGGCGGCAAGTGGCAGGGGGGGCAGACGGTGCCCTACAACCCTCACGATCCTGTCTCGGCGCCGAACGGTTCCAACATCCGCTTCGTGTCCCACTTCCATGTCGATAACGAGGAGACCGTCGCTTTCACGATCAAGCCCATTGCGGGTGCTACCAAGATGCGCCTGACCTTCACCAACTTGTGCAACTCGGGCATCGGGCCCTACAGGTATCGCGCCGGCGTGCGGTCCTTCAAGATCTCCGGTGCGGTTGGAACGACCGTTACCACAACGACTCCTGGTGGCACCCATACGGAGCCCAAGACCTCTCCACCGGCGATCTGGGACTACACCGACGCGGTCAAGCTGATGCTGGCCTACGCCGGCTTCTACTGGCCGCGTGAGGCCACTCACGCCTTCAGGACGTACAGCAATGCCACCAGGGTCACCACGGTGGCTCCTAGTGACGACAGGGCGCTGGTCAAGGGCAGGGTCTGGGGAGACTTCGAGGAGACCGGCACTGCTCCGCTGGTGGCCATCCCGCTGAGCGTCTTTGACAAGAAGCCGGTCGCTGACGGAATCAAGTACGTGGCCGACATCGTGGGGTTCCTGACCTTCGTGGACGAGGGTGGCGGCTTTGTCTTCCGCTCGCCCAACATCTGGAGCGTCGGCAACTGGATCGGCGACGGCGGCCCCAACTCGGGGCGCACGTCAAGGA